CATCTGTATTAACACCTTCAGCTTTAATAACTGGGAACACAGTTGTTCCATCATATAAATTTGTTTGATTAAATGAGTTAGCATTTGGATCTAAACCAGATAAGCCATTGACAGTTGGTTGGCTTGGATAAGGAGAGAAAGGTGATCCTCTTCCGCCTGCATCACCACCGTTAGGTCCACCATTTCCACCGCCACCTATTGTAACGTTTGCAAATTGAGTTGAACCTCCACCGCCACCGATGTTAACTGTTTGACCAGATAATCCTCCAGGTACTGATACTGCAAAGAAACCAATTCCACCATTACCGCCTGGGCCTCCTGGTCTTACTGGATCATTTCTAGTACCACCGTTTCCTGCTCCCCCACCTGCATAACCAATTCCAGCTGTTACGCCTGGAGTTAAAGGTGAGTAAGTTGTTGATACAGGTCCTGGGCTTGCAATAGCAAGTGTGTAATCAAAAGAGTCTCCACCTGCAGCTCCACCTGAAGCTGCTGCAGTTAATCTTCCTTGAGCATCAACAGTAAATCCTGCATTTGTATATGCACCTGCAGTTACAGCAGTGTTTGATAATTGATCTGGGCCAATAGCATCATCTGCAACTTTAGCAGTGGTTACTGCATCATCCGCAATTTTAGCCGTGGTTACTGCACTAGCATTTATCGCAGCCGTTACTACTGCATTGTCTGAAAGATTAGCAGCTAATACTGCATCATCCGCAATTTTTGCAGCCGTGATTGCATCGTTATCAATTTGTGCAGTTCCAATAGTACCGCCTAAAGTATTTAAAGCGATCTCATTTAAATTTGTTCCATCTGTGTAAGCAGCAATTATTTTTGCTTCGCCTACGGTAAAACCAGTTCCACTTGCAGTTTTAATTGTAAGGTTTGTTACTCCAGTTACTGCAGAGCAATCAAAAATATAAAATTTTTCTATTGTGTCTGGGACAGTAACTACTGAAGCACCTGTAAGAGTTCCTGTAAATTTGATAACCATGTTACGAGCATTTGATAATGCTCCGTCTGACATAGCTAATGCTACAGTTCCACCATTGTTAAGTGCTATTGCTTCATAACCTGCAATTGCTTGTTGAACTAATTTTAAATTGTCGTTTGTTTTATCACCCCATGTACCAGCGTTTTCACCGGTTACCATTAATTCTAGTTTGAGGTCTGCTGAATAACTTGATGCCATAATTTTGTTCTCCTAAATAATTATAATTTTACATTAATCATGCAGCTAAATCAACCTCTGTCCAGATATTGTTTACACCAAGATCAATTTCTTGCCATGCTGTAATATTAGGGCTTCCAGTTGAAGAAGTCAACTGTATGCCTGTTGGCTGCACAAGAGCATTACCTGTTGCCGTAATTTGACCTACGGAACTACTTAATTGTATGCCACTTACTCCTACTATTTGATCTGGGACTTCCTCTGCTTGTCCTAAAGAACTTGTAAGCTGTTGACCTGTGACTGGTTCAATTGTTGATTGTTGTAAACTAAAGTCACCTAGAGTTGCAGTAATTTGACTACCTGTAACAGGGACATCTAAAAATAATCCTGCTATTGGGTCACCAATTGATGAAGATAAACTTATACCTGTAACATCTACTGTAGCTGTACCTGTAACTTCTTCTACAGATCCTGCAGTAGCATCTAGTTGATCTTCTGTTGCTAATACAAATATATCTTGATCAATTATAATTGAGAATGATGGACTTGCAAAAGTAGATGTTAATTCAACACCAGACACACTTACATTTACATCAGTAAATGCACCTGTTGCAGGAAAATTAATACTGGATGTTAATTGTTGTCCTTCAGCTAAAGCGGAATATGCTACACCCCAAGCAAACTCTCCCCATGATCCTCTGCTCCAACCAATACCCGTTAAAGTAGAACCATCAACTGTTGCAGCACCTGCACTAAAAGATGCGGTTATTCCAGAAACGTTAACACCAATACCTATTACTTCTTCACCCATCGATGAAGTAAGTTCTTGTCCTGTTACATTTTGATTAATTGAAGTTCCACCAAGTACAGATGGTTCTCCAAAAGCCATCTGACCAAGGTTTGTAACATCTACAGTCGCATCAGCAATAATTAATTCTGAAACGGAACCTATTGATGATGTTAATTGAGATCCAACTGCTATTGGTTGTGATCCAGATAGATCACCCCATTCGTTTTCACCCCATGTGTCACCACCCCAACCGATTTGTATCTCGGCATCAGCAACAACTTGTCCAACACTAAAGGATGCACTTATACCTGAAAGAGCTTGAGAGACATCGCCTTGACCAGCCCAGTCTCCCTGTCCCCAACTAAGTGCACCCCATGTGTTTGACATTCATATCCTTTAACTTATTACGCTAATCTTAAAATAGCTGCAGAAGTTGTAAATGCAGGGAACTGAATTGTAAACGTTCCAGATGTTGCAGTTTTATCACTTCCAAAATCTAACACAGCAACAGCATCAGTAGTTGAAGAACCACCATCTGTTTGTGTGTTGTAAATTAGTGCACCTCTTGCAGTCAATGTAACTCCTACAAAAGATAAATCAGCAAAATCAGTAATTGCTATTGATGATGAAACTTTTACACCTTCATTAACAAGAGCTTTTCCGCCAGCAGTGTATCCTGATGGTGAAGAAACTTCATTACTAGTTGTATAGTTTTCAGTTGATTTACCTAAAGTTGCTGAACTAGTATACATAGCTAACTTGTATGTATCTCCGTTCGGAGCAGTATCAAAGTCATGTTTACCTTGAAGTAATTCTTTTTTAAAAGAATTACAAATTGCATTTGTTGTTATAGCCATAATTATTCTCCTTAATTAATTATTTTGGTTCGGAGAAGGTGAAGGCACTACTATTCTTGGTACACCATCATCAAACTCCGCACGTCTTCTTCTACCCATTTGTTGTAGGGCAAAATTCTGTACTTCCTCATTATACTTCTTTTCATATAAGTTGTACATATCTTGAGGCCCTTTTAAAAATCTAAAAGCTTCAGCAAGAACACCATGAAGTAACATCGACTCTTGATATTTTGCTAAATAAGTTTGATTAGTAGATGTAAATTGAGGTGGATCTTTAATGTAATTGATTTGAACTGTATTACCCGTAGCAGGAGTAGGTGCTACAATAATATTAAATTCATCCCAATTAGCATAATATTTTGGTGTGCCTTGTGTGCCAGTTCCATTGTATTCTGAAATAAAACTAGTGTCTCTTTTTTCAAGAAAAGTTCTATTACCACTGCCATCAACGACTTGTATAGATCTTAAAATTAAAAGATCTGAAGGCATAGATACAGCTCTATTTGTTGCTGTAAAACTTGAATTAGCATACTTTCTTAGATCATCATAATCTACCTTGCCAGCAACATCTAACTCAACTGATCTAATAAAATCTTGAATAATTGCGTCAGTCAAAACATTTGCATCAACTTCAGTATAGTTTCTTACTTGTGTTAAAAAATCTGAATATGTTATAGCCATTATGTGATACTCACGGTTACTGAATTAATTTCCATAGATACTTGTCTTCTTCTATTTTGTAATGATGGATCTGCAGGAATCATCGATGAAGTTCCTTGATTTAAAAATCCAAATTGTCCTGGTAAAGTTAAATTTGCTACACCAACTGTAATACCCCCAGAATCAGCTAAAGTTGTATCATTAGTTGCGACAGTTGTAGGTTGTTGAAATCTTTGTGATCTTGTATTTTGTAAAGCTACTGCATCTGCTTTATGATATGGTGGATCTAGTTGTGGATGTTTAGGTTCATACTCTGAAATATGAACTAATGCACCTGTCCACTCTTTAACCATTTCTTTATAAGGAAATGCTTGACCAGATCTATCTGATATTGCCTGACTTCTTTTTCCAGTTGCGAAACTCATTATCCGCCTCCAGGGAAGTATGATTGAGGAGAAATATAAACCGAAGTTCTAGAGCCATCTTCATTTAATGCTCTAATTAATTCGTCCTCATATAATTGTTTTAATAATTGTATTCTGTCTGGTGCTCTTTTTTGTGATAAATAATATGCTAGGCCAGAACACATACATGGTAAAAACCTATAAGCTACATCAGGTGTTTTTGTAAAGCCACCTGCATCTTCAATTCTGTTAATTGTGTAAAATTTTAATGTTGTGTAAGTTGTTGCATCAGGAGCTAAATATAAACTTATAGTTGGTGTTGTTTGTCTATCAACATAATATTGTGAGGGTTGTCCTGTTTGTAATTTGTTTGGAAGTGCAGCATAAGCTGATCTATCGATTTTTGTTAATGCAATATCATTTGTGGATGAAGTGTTTCCTGCTGCGTTTGTAGTTGAGATATAGGCTTCAAGAACATCATTAACATCTGTTGCAACAGTATAAGTTGCAGTTCCAGCAGTTAAAGCTTGTTCATTAAGTTTAACTTTCCAAAGGTGAATACCTCTGTTACCCCACTCTGAAAATAAAAGATTTAAACTTCTTCTTGCGCTACGTAAGTCATTCCCACTATTAGTCCGCATACCACATCGTTCGTATGCCTCTTCAATAATGTCATCGATCTGAAGATCGAATGATGTAGTTCCTGACGTAGTCATAATTCATTACATTATGTCTTTGTAATAATCCAAAGACTTTCCTGGTATTAATTCTTCATCTTGTAAACCGCTTCCACCTACTACAGCTCCCATACCTTTTGTAGCAGCACCGCCTCCAACTCTCTTCATAACTTTTTGTGCTTCTTTATCTGAAACTTGTGCTTTAGATGTTTTTTTAATTATTTCAAAATCTTCACCAGATATTTTACCATCTTTGTTTTTATCTAATTTTTTTTGTCCACCTTTTAACATTGTATCTCCTCCTGTACTCATTTTCATCAAATCAGCATGATAATCTTTTGTACTTGTTTTACTTAATTTAGTTTTTAATTTTTTTACTTTTGCTTTCTTTTCTGGGGACATTGTTGCAACGTCATAAATTACATTTGCCGCAGTTAACCCTAAACCAACTGGAGTAATTGCTCTTCCGATTTTAGCAATCTTACTAGCTGTTCTTAACTTCTTGGCTGCACTTGCAGTAATCAATTCTTTTGACAAACTTTTAGCCACATTTGAAGGTTTACCCACAGTACCTTTTTTAAATAAAGATTTAGAAGCAATGTTTTTCATCATAGCTGTAGTTTTTTGTCCAGCTTTGAAAGCTCTTTGTTCAAACTTAGCAGGGTATGCACCTTTTCCTGGAGCATTCCTAGTTTTTGCAAATAAGTTTTTTAGTTTATCTGATAATTTTGACATAGTTATTTTCCCTAGATTTCTATCATACCACCATAATACTTCTTGGTAAAGGTGCTGACGTTTGTTGGTTTACCTCCAGGGTTACCGGCTTGTCTTTTCCTTGCAACAGCAGAACGCTTTTCTGAGCTTGTCATTCGGGCTGCTTTTGCAGCAGGCACGCATTTGGGGTATTTTCTTTTTGATCCACTTGCAGATTTTCTTCCACATTCTTTATATCCTCCGCCTTTTTTAGGTGATCCTATATCGACCCATTTTTCATTGAACCATTTTTTAAGACTCATTAAAATACGCCTTTGAAACCTTTGCCTCTAATCGCTGCTCCTGTTCCACGTACCTCGCCACCACACATTTTCTGTAAAGGAACTGCTGCTCCACTAATATTTGTAGTGGTGTCTAACATCATTGCTCTGCTTGGTTTAACAATTGTATATGGCTTTTTCTTTGGTTTTTTATAATTATAAATTTTTTCTTTTGGAAAATTATCTATAATTTTTTGTGCTTCTAGTTTTAACTGTTCTTTAGTTTTTTTAGTTTTCACTTTAATTAATTTTTGGTTTTTTGTTCTAGGTGTATTTACCATAACTCCCTCATTAGCTTTCTTTGGTCCCCAATCTTTTCTTTTAAGTCCAGATGGATCTTTTGCTTTTCCTGCACATATTTTAGAGGCATATGCATTAGCATATGCAGAAGGATATACTTTGAATTTTCTTTTAGCTGCTGATTTGCCTCTTGCACATAATTTAGTCATGCAAGATTATAGCATTTATCAACTATATAGTAAATGTCTTGGCTATTGGGTTTTTCTTCTTCTTTTTAATAGCTAGTTTTACTCTTTCTTTTTTCTTTTTTTCATCTCTAGCACCACGTAATTTGCCTTCTATTTGTTTTGATATTTGTGATCTTCCAATAGTCATAATTAATTATACCACAGTTTCATATCGAATGTTACCTGATATTGATATCCTTTCACCTTCTGATTTATAAAATGGATTTACTTGATGTAATAGTTTAGATGGAAACATCATTAAAACCCCTTCATGTGATTTATCTACTGCTATGGGAAATGTTCTTTGGTTTCCAGCTATATCAAAATAACAAAAATTAAAGCTAGCTGTAATAGAATCTCCTTTGTCATCAAGATCTTCTTTTCTTTCTTCTTTTACATCATAAGGTATTTTTACCCATAAAACCCAAGATAGAACTCCTTCGTGATGATGTAAAGGCACATACTCATTTTTAGTTTGGTAATTTACCCACATATCTTTACCGTTAAAAGCAAGATCATTATT